ATCAATTTCTGGTTCAATTGTTACTACAGCAAATGTAACTTCAGCAGGTGCTTTGATGGATTCTGAAGTAGATGCAGATATCAAAACTTTATCACTTCCAGCAAGTACAACAATATCCACATTTGGTAAATCTCTTGTGGATGATGCAGATGCAGGTACTGCAAGAGCAACATTAGGAGTAGATGCAGCTGGAACAGATAACTCTACTGATGTAACACTTTCAGGAACACCAAATTATATTACAATTAGTGGACAAACAATCACAAGAAACACAATTGACATTGGTGATGATACAAATTTAGTTGCAGGTACAAACATTACATTAAGTGGTGATACATTAAATGTAGATGATGCATTCTTAAAAAATAATGCCGATGATACTACAAGTGGTACATTAACAGCCGCAAACTTTATAACTTCAGGTAAAATAGGTGCAGCCACAAACGATGAGTATTTTGATTTCGGAACTGATGCAATGATTAAAGTTGGAATTGATAATGTTGAAGATTTCAGATTCTCTGATGGTGGTACATTCCACGCTAGAGCTGATGTAATTGCTTATTCATCAACACCTTCTGATGAAAGATTAAAAGATAATGTTATAACTATTGATAATGGTTTATCATTAGTGAATCAATTACGAGGTGTAACTTATGATTGGAATGTTGGTAGTAAACAAGGTACAAGAGATATTGGTGTAATTGCACAAGAAGTAGAAAAAGTATTACCTGAATTAGTAAAAGAAAATAAACTACCATTAATTACAGATTCAGATGAAACCTATAAGACTGTAGATTACGAAAAATTAACAGCAGTATTAATTGAAGCTGTAAAAGAATTATCACAAAAAGTGGAAAACATAGAAAAGAATTGTGATTGTTTGAACAAATAGTTTTATATTTATATATAGTAATAACAAGTTATAGGAGTTATAATGTCGAAAGATAAAAAAATCAAATTCACAGAAGATGAATTAACATCTCTTGCAGATTTAAGAAATACATATCAGGCAGTTCAAAATGATTTTGGAGTTTTAAAGTTAAGAAGAATTTCTTTAGAACAACAATTAAATCAACTTGATGAAGCTGAATCTCAAGTAGAATTGAAATACATCGATACTCAGAAATTTGAACAAGATTTGGTAAAAACTTTAAATGAAAAATATGGTTCAGGTAATCTCGATGCCGAAACAGGAGTTTTTACACCAATAAACGAAGAAAAGTAAAAAAAATTACTCACTTCAATTGATTTTGAGGTTTTTAAATGATACTTATTAACCGAGTATATCGTTCCGATATATAATAATTGAATGTAATTTAATTACACAATAGGAGAATAACTATGGCTGAAAGAATAGTAAGTCCAGGTGTATTTACACGAGAAAAGGATTTATCATTTCTACCACAAGGTATTGCTGAAATTGGAGCAGCTATTATTGGACCAACAGAAAAAGGTCCAGCTTTTGTTCCAACTCAGATAACAAGCTTTTCACAATTTGAAAATGTCTTTGGTAGTGTTGATACTCGTTTCTATGTACCTTACACTGTACAAGAATATATTAAAAACGCACCTACGGTTACCGTAGTTCGTGTTTTAGGTTTGGGTGGATATCAGTCAAGTACTTTAAGATTTGAAGTCTCACAATCAAATGGTGATTATAGAACTGTTGCAGTTTTAAAACCATCAAGAAACGCACCATCATTCGATATTGGCGGACCAGCATCCGCTTCTGTTGATGCAAGTGCAGATTGGGCAAATACAGTTTTAACTGTAGGAGCAAATAGTGCAGTATCAGTATCTTTTGATACAGGTTCTGCAAACTATATTGCTAAAATCTATGGTACAGACCCACAAACCACAAACCACGATGTTTATGTTTATAAACAATTTAAATATACAACATCAACTTCTGGATACACTTCTACAAACGATATAAGAGTTGTAAGTGCTTCTACATCAACTGGTGAAGATTTCACACATGATTATGCAGTAGCAACAACACCTTACATCGTATCACAATTAAGTGGTGGAAGTAGAAAGAATTTGTTTAAAGTAAATACTCGTTCACATGGTACAAATGTAAACGATGATTTCAAAGTTGCTATAGCAGATATAACTGCAGCTGGTGATGTACCAGGTAGTGATTATGGTTCATTTACTTTAAGAGTGTTGAATAATAATCCTGGTGAAAACAACGATGGTGAAGTTCTTGAAGAATTTCCAAATCTGAACTTTGACCCAGATTCAATAAATTTTGCACCAAGAGCAATCGGTGATAGATATGTAACAATAGATTCAAATGGAAAATTAACCTACAATGGTGATTGGCCAAATCAATCTGTTCATGTTTATCTAAGTGATTACGAAACACAACTTGAGGGTATTGATGAATCATTAGTACCACATGGTTTTGCAGCAGCAAGTAATCCAGTTCTTGGTACTACAACAATCCCAAGTGGTTCATTTAAAACATCACAAACCAATACAAATGGTTCTTTTGACCAAAATGTATATTATGGTTGGGATTTTGGAAATACTGATAACCAACAGTATTTAGCACCATTACCAGCAAGTGCTGGAAGTGGAAACAACGCAGCATTCTCACTTGAGAATATGAATGGACATGCCGATGCAAGTACAATAGGAGCTGATACATACTCAGATGATTCTGAAGCTATCACTCTTGCACTATCTGCAAAAGCACAAAGAAAATTCGTTGTTCCTTTCCAAGGCGGTTTTGATGGAGATAATCCAACAACACTAAAAGCAACTGGTAATAGTATTACAAGTACAAACACACAAGGTTTTGATTGTAGTGGAGCACTAAAAAGTGGTTCGATTGCTTACAAACGAGCAATTAATGCAGTTTCAAATCCTGATGAGTTTGATATTAACCTATTAGTAACACCTGGTATTATCCATGAATATCATAGTTCAGTATCACAACACGGAATTAGTAAAGTAGAATCTCGTGCAGATGCATTCTATGTAATGGATGGTTCAAGATGGGGTAGAAGTGTAACAAATGCAATTGCAGATGTTAAAACACTTGATACCAACTACGCTGGTGTTTACTATCCCTGGGTTAAGATATTAGATACTGTTAAAAATAAACCAATGTGGGTTCCACCATCAGTTGTGTTACCTGGAGTGATTAGTTTCACAGACCAAGTAGCTCATGAGTGGTTCGCACCAGCTGGATTAAACAGAGGTGGTTTATCCTCAGTATTAGAAGCAAAAACAAGATTAACTCATACAGAAAGAGATGACTTGTATGAAAACAGAGTTAATCCGATTGCTTCATTCCCAGGTCAAGGTGTTGTAGTGTTTGGACAAAAAACATTACAAGGAAAACCATCTGCTCTTGATAGAATCAATGTAAGAAGACTGTTAATTAGACTTCGTAAATTCATTGCAAGTTCTTCAAGATACTTGGTATTCGAACAAAATACAGCAGCAACAAGAAACAGATTCTTAGGAATAGTAAATCCATTCTTAGAATCAGTTCAAGCTAATAGTGGTTTGAGTGCGTTTAAAGTTGTGATGGACGATTCAAACAACACACCAGATGTTGTTGATAGAAATCAGTTAGTAGGACAGATATTTATCCAACCTACAAGAACTGCTGAGTTCATCGTATTAGACTTCGTAATACAACCGACAGGAGCAGCATTTCCTGAATAAGTTTAATTTATAAATTAACTTATAAAAGAAAAGCCCCATTCTTTCGAGTGGGGCTTTTTTTATTTAAATTAGGTTCCAAATGGATTACGATATTAACACCTAACTATGACTGAAATTAAAACATTTACATCACTTCCTTTCACTTTCTTTATACTTAAATATAACGATAAAAATACATACAAGTCAAGTCTTTTTTAAAAAACTTCTAAAAAACTTCTAAGAACTATATCAAAATACTTATTGCATCAATATCATTTTTTTTACAAACTTGATATTTATTAATGTATTAAAGAATAACGGCAAACAAAACTTTAGGAGAAATAAAATGGCCGACATATTATCAACAGACGAAATATTTTTTACACCGTTTGAACCAAAAACGAAAAATCGTTTCGTTATGTATATCGATGGTATTCCATCATATTTCGTTAAAACCGCGAATAGACCAAATATTACATTTGAAGAAATAGAATTAAATCACATCAATGTTAAAAGATACCTAAAAGGTAAAGGTGTTTGGGAAACATTAGAAATCACATTATACGACCCAATCGTTCCAAGTGGAGCACAAGCAGTTATGGAGTGGGTAAGATTACACCATGAATCAGTAACAGGTCGTGATGGATATGCTGATTTTTATAAGAAAGATATTACTTTCAATATGTTAGGACCAGTTGGTGATAAAGTTGAGGAATGGGTATTGAAAGGTGCTTTCATTCAATCAGCTAACTTCAATGATTTAGATTTTGCTAATGGTACAGATGTGGCAGATATTACTCTAACACTTCGTTACGATTACGCAATACTTTCTTACTAAGAGTTTAACAATAACCGGTTCGTAGAACCGATTCGGAGGGCATATGAAAATGTGGGAAATATTCAAAGATAATAATGATTATAACGAGAAATCAATAATTGGTTTCGGTGCGTTTACAGTAATGGTTTTGTTTGCGATGGCAGATGTTGTAACAGGTATCATGGGTAAAGATTTAGTTATCAATGATGTAGTATACAATTCATTCCTATTCACTACATTAGGTAGTTTTGGAATTGCAGGAGCAGAAAAAGTATTAGGAAATAAAAAATAAATTAGATTTTTCTAAAGTTATAACATAGTTATATACATATGGTTTTAATTACATTTCACAGGAGAAAACAAAATGGCTGAAAATCAGTACGCGTTTCCTACCGAAGAACTATCCTTACCTTCAAAAGGTTTATTATATTCAGAAGATAGTCCATTAAGTAGTGGAACAATAGAAGTTAAATACATGACAGCAAGAGAAGAAGATATTCTTTCTTCAGCAAATTTAATCGAAAAGGGCACAGTAATTGATAAGTTACTTGAAAGTGTCATTGCAAATCCTAAAGTTAAATTAGATGATTTGTTGATTGGAGATAAAAATGCTCTTATGTTAGGTACAAGAGTGTTGGGTTATGGTAAAGATTATACCGTAACATTAGAAGACCCTGATACTTCATTAGAAGTGGAACACACTTTTGATTTAACTTCACTAAAAACAAAAAAAATCGATGAAAAACTTTTCAAAGATGGTAAAAATGAATTTGAATTTACATTACCTACTTCTAAAAGAGTAATCACATTCAAATTACTTACTCATCAAGATGAAAGAAAAATCGATGAAGAGTTAAAAGCTACAGCTAAATTAACTCAAGTTACAGGTGTTTCAAACGAATTAACCACAAGGTTAAAACACCAAATCATTTCAGTTGATGGTGAAACCGATAGAAAAGTAGTGAACGAATTTGTTCAAAATCAGTTTCTTGCAAGAGATTCAAAGGAGTTTAGAAAGTTTTACACAGATATAAGTCCTGATATCATCTTCAAAACTGATTATACAAGCCAAATAGGAGAGTCCCACACGGTTAATGTACCGATTGGGATACGATTTTTTTGGCCCGAATCCGAAGTATAAAGAAGTAGTTCACGACGAAATCTTTTCATTAATCAATTACGGAAATAGTTTCACTTTTTCCGATGTCTACACTATGCCTGTTATGATGAGAAGATATTATCTCGATAAATTAGTCAAAGTTAAAAAACAAGAACAAGAAGCTCAAAAGAAAGCTATGCAAAACAGATAAAATCTTTGATATGTGATATTTATTATTGATTTATAATATTCAAAATCGGAGTAAATATGTCTAAGAAAAAAATAACTATGGAAGGCTTTATTGATAATGTTCTTCGTAGGTGGAAAAAATCAGTAAATAAAAATTTTGATGATAAAATGGAAGATTTATTGAAAAATGGAACACCTGCTCAACAAAAACATGCTGTCAAAGCCCTAAATGCTTTAGAAAAGGCATTTAAATAATTTTTTCTTTTTAATTGTTACATCCACATTTCATAAATTTATTTAAAGTAGAGAAGGCATGGCAATAGACCCAAAACAACAGAACAAAATTCTAAAAGAATCAGAAAGAATTCAACAGAGGATAAATGAGTCTCAATCTGAATCAGAGAAATCTATTCTTAGAATTCTTAGGGAAAGAGCTAAACTTCTTGAACTTGACAAAAAGGTTAATGAAGAATTAGTAATATACAATAGAGCCAAAGAACAGGGAGATACCAAAGCTTTAGAAGCTTCTAAATCAAGAATTGATGGTTGGAAAAAAGAAAAGAGTGTAATCAAAGAATATTTGGGTTCACTTGATGATGTAAATACTGGTTTTAATGATTTAGGTAAAAAAATTGAAAAAATAAGTTCTAAAAGTCTTCAATCTCTTAACTTTGATGATAGGAAGGCAAAATCTTATTCTAATGCAATAGGTAAAATTGGTGAAACTGCTGATAGTTTCGGTGGTAGTGATAGAGCTAGAGATATTTTTAAAGAAATAGTTGAACTTGGAATAGACTCTAATGATATTAGTACTAAAAAACAATTATTAACTTATGATGAAGCAGATGCTTTACAAGACCTTGAGGATTTAGAAGAGAAATTAATTACTCTTGCTGAAGAAGATAGAGATATAGCTCAAGAAACATTAGATTTGGTTCGTAAAAGGGCAGATGCAGTTAAAGAAGATATTAAGAATACTGGTAAGTTGACGAAAGAAGCAAAAGCTCAAGATAAAGCTAGAGAAGTATTTAATAAAAAATATGACGAATTTAATGATAAAGTTGAAGAAACTGTATTATTTGCTAAAGCATTTACAAAAGAAATATCAAAAGACCCTACGAAACTTTTAAAATTAGCTCTTGTTGCGTTTACATTAGGTTTAGCTAAAGCACTTAAATCATTTGCTGAAGATGTTAAAAAAGTAACTCAAGATGTTGGGACAAGTTTATCACAAAGTCTTAAAATTGTGAGAAAAGATATTGGTGTTCTTGATAATTTAATACAAAAGACATTTTTAGGTGTTGACCAAACAACAGCAATTAATCCATTAGTTCAACAATTTGGTACTTTAAGAGCAGAAAACAATAAATTTATAAAAGATATAGCTCAAGGTTCAGTATTATTAGGGGTTCAAGCTGAACATGCTGCATTTGCATTAAGACAATTTCAAGTAACAGGTGGTGTTTCAACTGAAAATCTTGAAACTCAAATGAGTATTACAAGACAATTAGCAGAACAAAATAATATTCCTATTGGTAGGTTGTTCGCAGATTTAGCAGAAAATTCAGAAGATATTGCATCATTTGGTGGAGACAATCTTTCAAATATGAAAAGAGCTGCAATTGAAGCTCGTAAAATGGGTGTGAATTTATCAACTACTGCTAAGATTGCAAACTCATTATTAGATTTCGAATCTTCTATTCAATCTGAAATGGAAGCATCCTTAATGATAGGGAAACAATTAAACTTCAACAGAGCTCGACAATTAGCTCTTGAGGGTGATGTTGCAGGAGCAGCTAGAGATGTTGTTAATCAATTAGGTGGACAAGCAGAATTTACAAAATTAAATGTATTACAAAGAAGAAAACTTGCACAAGCTCTTGGAGTGAGTGTTGAGGAGTTAAGTAAATTAGCAAGTGGTAAACTTGAAGTTGGAATGGATGATAGTCAGGTAGACCCTACTTTACCATATATTACAAGGATGGAAAAGAGTTTAGGTGTTATTCAACATTTATTAGATTCAATGTTAGGTAACATAGGATTAATAGTTGGTGCTTTGTTCTTTTTAACAAAAGGTCGTGGATTACTCAAAGGATTGGGAATGGGTAAATTCTTTAAATCAGGTTTCGGTAAAATGGGTAAATTATTTGGGGTTGGTAAAGGTGCTAATTTGGTGGCCAAAAGTAACCCAAAACTTTTACAAATGTATAGAAAGACTGGAATGTCATTTCGAGGTGGAACAATGGCACAATTCCTTAAAGAACGTTCAATACAACAAAGTATGAAACCAGGTTTATTTGCAAGAGGTGGTAATATGTTTAAAGGAATTCTTGGAAAAACTGGTAATATGTTTAAAGGACTTCAACGTTCAATACAACAAAGTATGAAACCAGGTTTATTTGCAAAAACTGGTAATATGTTCAAAGGACTTCAACGTTCAATACAACAAAGTATGAAACCAGGTTTATTTGCAAAAGTTGGTAATATGTTCAAAGGACTTCAACGTTCAATACAACAAAGTATGAAACCAGGTTTATTTGCAAAAGTTGGTAATATGTTTAAAGGAATTCTTGGAAAAGGTAAGGGTATGTTGGGAAGAGGCCTTGGTATGTTTAGAGGAGTTAATCCAGGAGCTCTTATGGGTACAGCAGCTGCTTTTGGAACAGATAAACTTAGAGATTCAAAACTGGTAACTCCTGGTAGTGGTGCAGATAAATCACTTGGTATATTAGGGGAAACAGCAAAATATGCAGGAATAGGGGCAACACTTGGTTCTATCATACCTGGTGTTGGTACTGCATTAGGTGCAGGAGCGGGTTCAGCATTAGGTGGTACAATTGGACTATATAAAGAATTTTTTGGAAAAAATAAAGATAGAGGTAAAACCTTAACATCAAGTTCAACAGAAGCTCAAAAAGCATCTGAAACAGCTACAGTGATTGCAGATAAACTTACTGTAACTTTAAATGAACAATTTAGTTCACAAATACAAACATTAGAATCACAAGTATCACAATTAGAAAAAACTAATGTTACTAATCAGGCAATATTAGATGCTATACTAAAAGGTAATGTAGATAGAAGAAACATGGCAGATAACGGATAAAAACATGGCATTATTTGATAAAGTAAAAGATATAAGACAATTTAATTGGAACCAAAAAGTAGGTGGTCCTGATAGAAATAATCAAGATAATTTACCTGAAGAAGCAATTGGTGAAAAGAATTTAATTGACCAAGATTGGGAAGGACAACATAAAAAGTTTGGTGGTATAAATGCACTTCGAGGTGAAAATAATCTTGGATTTGACCAACCATTTATTTTAAAAGAAATTGGTGATAGATATGAAAGTGCCGATTTAGATGATGGTATATTTAGAGGTGGTTTAGCATTAAATGTTGTTAGAGCAGCTGAAGATGTTACAAGATTAACAAAGTTTGCATTAACACCAAAAGGAATTATCTTTAATTTAAAACAAGCTATTTTACAACAACAAAACGCAAGAGTTAAAAATAGAACTTATAATCCACTTGGTATATTAGGTTCTGTTATTCCAGCAGTTCATTTAACAAGACATAAAATAAGAGATGATTACAATAATGCAAATGATGGTAAATTAGAAAAAATTTATCAAAGAAGAATTGTATCAGGTATAAATCCAGGTGGAGTTGCAGAAGTAATTGGAGATGCAGTTGATGCAGTTGTGGATGCATTTAGAGACCCATTAAATGTTGTTAATAGTGTACAAGTATTACAAAGTACAAAAGATAAATTAAGAGATTTAAATCCAAACATTCCTACTGATTACAAAGAACAAACAGAATCAAGATTCTCTACAGAGGATGATAAGTTAAGAAACGAACCTGTTCCATTTAGTAAAGATGGTAAAGAAGAAGAATCAAAGATTTATAAAGAATTACCAAATAGTGAATCAGAAAGTGATGAGTTATTAAAAGAAAAAACTCAAATGGTAATCAATAACGAAGAATTAGAGGGTGGTAATAGTACCTTTAGTGATAAGATAGATGATATTGATTATGGTGATAATAGAATACCAAATAGTGAATCAGAAAGTGATGAGTTATTAAAATCTCAAACTCAAATGCTAACAAATAAAGAGGAATTAGAGGGTGGTAATAGTATCTTTAGTGATAAGATAGATGATATTGATTATGGTGATAATAGAATACCAAGTAGTCCAACATCATATGATTTATTAGAAGAAACTAAACAAGATGATGGTTTAATAAACGAAGAACCATATACTGAAATAGAAAGAAATGTTGGCCAACTACGAACCAATGAAGAGAAAGAATTATACGATGAACTTCCACAAAACAAATCTGAACGAATTGAGGTATTGAAATCAAAAAGTGTAGATAATAATTTAAGAAACACAACATTACCAAAACAATCTGTTACAGATGAGGTTAAATCTCAAATAAGAAATAGTTCTACTGTAAAATCAGATGTTATATTGAATTATAATGATATACCTTCTGATAAACTATCTGAACGATTAAAATCTCAAACAGATGCTCAATATTCAGATTCATTTGAAAGTGAAAATAGTATATTCAATAATATAAATGTTGATTTTAATGGTGCATTTTACGAATCTATAGACAAATTTAATAATAAGGAAGTAAAGAGTATATTTGAATATGATTCAGGCCCGAAATCTGGATATCCAAAAAGTACCGTAAGTAATATAAATGTAACAAAGGGAGATATTAAGTCAGTAGATATTCAAGAGGCAGAACTTTATAATCTTGGTAAAGGTACTATTAAAACTCTGAATAAAAATCCATACTCAGTAGGAGTTTCAAATCAATTACAAGTGCCTTATGGTGGTCAGTTTGGAAATTTATCAACAAAAGATTTACCAACAGATTTTATAAAATTTAGAATTAGAGATGCAGTTAATGGTAAGTGGATTATATTTCCAGCATTCATTACAAACGTAACCGATACAGTAACTCCTGAATGGACTACTGAAAGATATATTGGTAGACCTGATAATGTTCATCTTTATAATGGAGCTGCACGAAATGTTAATTTTGAATTTAGAGTTGCAGCATTCACTAAACAAGAAATACCATTAATACAAGAAAAAATGAACGCACTAATCGGATTGGGTTGGCCTACATTTAAAAAGATTTTAAGTACAGATGATGAAGAAAGAATGGTAGCACCATATATTTATTTAACTATTGGTGATATGTTTAATAACACACCAGGATATTTTAACAACATCACAATTACGGCAGACGAATCTACGCCTTGGGAAATTGATGATGGATTACAAATACCACATTACTTTACTGTTAGTTTAGATTTTGTTCATGTTGGTAAATACTTACCTAATACATTAGGATTACATTATGATGGTATTAAACATTTAAGAGATTCTGGAGTTGGTAATGGAAACTTTGGTGTATTTGGAGATAGGTATCCAAGAGATGATAGAGGATTCACAACTGTAAATAGGACTGATGAAGCCAGAAGTGGATGGGCTAAACATTTAGCAGAACAGTATACGATGAAAGCTGGTGTTGGAAGAGGTGTAGATGATTTCAAAAAAGAAAAACCATTCAAGACACCAAAAGTAGATAGAACTTTACTTGATAATGCTATGAATAGTGTTGATGGAATGGGTGATAGAATTATAAATGCATTAAATCAACCATCACCAAAACCTGTTACTAAACCAACATTAACAACAAATATTAGTCCATTAACTCAACAAATATTAACACCAGTACCATTTAATTCTACTGAACAAGATAATACAAGTGTTTCATTTGATGGTTTTTTAACAAGTGATGATGGAAGTTTCGGTGATGATGCTACACCAGCAACAAAAACTAAAGCAAGTAATGATGGTATACGAAATGTTAATGGATTTAGTCAAAGGGGTGGTAAGAATTCTAATGGGACAACCACTCAACAATAAAAGGTAAATTATGGCAAGATATAAACATACAGAGATAATCAAAGATAAAGTAACTAATAAAAGAGTTTTAAAAACTACTGAATATCCTGAAATCACACCAAGTGATGCAGATATTATTTATTACGCAAAATTCGATGATACTTTAATGGGGTTGGCAGATAGATTTTACGGAGACCAAACAATGTGGTGGATTATAGCTCGTGCAAATAATTTTCAAGGTAAAACAAAATTTCAAGTTGGACAAAAACTTATAATTCCAGCAAACACAGGTGATATTAATAAAAAATTATTAAAACTTAATTTCAATCAGTAATGTTTCAGTTTAAAGATATCGATAAAACAGTCCAAAAAACTCTATATGATAGAATTAGAGCTTTAAATCGTAAAAATGGACACATAGGTGAGAATTTAAATCTTGACCCTGTCGACCAAAATCCACAATTCAGAGGTTTTAGTATGGATGAGATGATGACAAAGGCTTGTTGGGCTAGAGTTACTTGTCCTGTTTTTAAAAAGGATGATGAAGGAGAAATAACCGATACAGATTTTTTTAGAATATCAAGTGCTTTTGAAAATGGTGAAGAACGAAATAATATTCATAAAAATGAACCATTAGCTGTTAATGAAAAAATGAATTCTTCTAAATCTGGTTTTTTCACAACTGATGCTAATGCAATATTTAGACCACATTCAGGTATTTCATCTATCACTACTTCATTTCAAGGTGGTCAAGGTACTACTCAACAAGCAGTTATTAATTGGAAATTCTATGATATTAGAAAATTTAAAGAGTATGAAAATGCTTTATTAAAAGTAGGTAAAATGGTTATGGTGGAATTTGGGTGGAGTAAAAATAATGGAATTCATTTAGATAAACAACCTGTTGATGATGTTGAAGATTTTATAAAAGTTTATAGAGCTACAAATGAACAGATAAAAAAAGCGGGTGGTGATTATCATACAATGATAGGAAAGATTACATCATTTGATTATAAAATAAATCAAAATGGTGGATTTGATTGCACTACTACTATCGTTTCACTTGGAGTGGATATTTTCAAAAGTAAAGTAGAAGAAAATTCTGATGATGTAAAAATTAATGATGTTCTTCTTGAGAACACAAACGAAAAAACACTCAATGATGTTTACGCTAATTCTAATTTTTATTTTGAAAAATTTATGGCAAATTTAGATGATAACATAAAAGAATTTGAAAAGGCTGGTTATCCAGGAGTTTATCATGATGGTGAAACGGGTTGGTGTAATTGGGGATTTTTTGAAGATGTTGTTATTAATTCATTTTTTTCATGGACAAAAAAGAATCCTGATTTAGATGCTAATGGTACAAATGAAGAACAAAATTCAAACAATAATCCTAAGTTACTAACTTTAATGAAAAGTAGGAGTATCACTTACAAAACTGAACCTGATGACGATGGTCTTGGTGGTGGTAAAATTGTAGATACTATTGCAGCAAATACACAATGTAGAAGTAATAAAAATTTATTTACTATTAGTAAAGATATAATACTGCCAGGTAAAATTCCAGGATTAGATGGAATCAATGTTGAAGGTGGTGAAGATGTGGACCCAAAATTAACTGGAAATGTTGGTTCTTTGATGCAAAAAAGATATGAGGGAACTGAAGTTTTAGAAAATTATGCAAAAATTTATCAAAACTTTAAAAAAATAAATGATGGTAGATTTCCTAATTGGGCCATACAAACGAAATCTGGTGAAAGAGGAGTTATCAGAAACTTTGTTTTTAGTTCAGATTTTTTAAAACAACAATTTGGTAGTGGGATACATAATTTAGATAGTGGGTTGAATAGTTTTTGGAAAAGTGTTAGTTCACAATATAATAACTTTTGGGATTTTGACCTTGTGATAGATACTGATAATAGTGGAAAGATTGGTATGATTGATAGGTACACAACAGAACAACGAATACGAGAAAAGAAAGATAATTTTGTACCAGAGAAAAAGTTTGATTTAGAACAAACATTTGTGTTTTCAAATTATGGAAAAGATTCCTTAATGAAAAGTTTTGATACTTCAGTTCGATTGAGTGCAGAACAGGCAACTATGGCTGCACTACACACAAATAAAAATTTTAGTTCTGAAAATATTGAACAAACCACAAACACTCCTGAAGATATAGGAGTTAGAGCATTATCAACATTATTAAATGTTCAATTATCAGGTACTCAAGTGAAACCAAATGATGATTCTGATAAAGACCAAATCATGAAAGATATTTCTCATCCTGCTAGTATTGGTAAAATTATGAAGTATCTTCCCGCTGAGGATGGAGATTTACAAGGTAAATTTGGTATCATTGATGCTCCAAGTTTTATTAAATCTATTACAGGAGACCAATCTTATGAAGAATCATTAGAAGAAGCAGAAATGAATAAGATTGATGAAGAATCTTCAATAGAGTTTAGTGAATCATTTAATTGGTTTGATGAAAACAATCCTGCAAATGCTGGTATGATTTACACACCAACAGGTCAAATGATTCAATCATATAGAAAAACCATGTTATTATTAACAAGTAAAAAATTAAAAACATTAAAAGACTTTGACCCATTAGTTCCTTTAGAAATCAGTTTTAGTATGCCAGGAATTGGTGGTATTGATTTATTTGATATGTTTGAAGTGGATTATTTACCAGAAACTTATTTAGAGTTTGCTGCATTTCAAGTTAAATCAATGGAACATAGTATTGATACATCGGGATGGACAACCAATATCACAGGACAAATGAGAGTTGATATGCAATATCTTATTGAAAAACTTGGTTCACTTCCAGACGATGAAGAGATAAATGTAATAACAGACCCTAATCAAACAATTGATTTTATAGATGTTACAATTGCTAAAAGATTGAGAGATAAAAAGAAAAACTCTCAAAGTAATGAATCATCTACATCTGATACAAATGTTGTTACGAGTGATGTAAACGCAAATGAACTGAAATCTGCTGAAGTACAGGAACAAGTACAACAAGTAGAGGAAATCTATCAACAACCCGAACCAAAAAATTCCACAAATTCCACAACCACAACCACAACCACACAAACAGATTATGGTACTGTAACCGAAACTGAAGAAAAAATAACTAATCCAGATGGTTCAACAGTTACCACTACTTCACAAGTTGCAACAGGTTATGTTTCTTCAAGTATAATTTTTAGTGGACAAACAGACGAGGGTTATGTTGTTTGGATTAAACTATTGGAAAATGGAAAATCTCTTGACCCACCAAAATATGCTCAAGGTGTCTCTTCTCCTGAAAGCTCTTCTCGTAAAGATATTGCAGCTTTGAAAGCTCGTAATAATGCAGCCAAAGGAAAAACTACAAGTAAATTACCACGATATGCAAGATAAAAAAATTACATTTTGAAGTGAAAACTTTATATTTATAATCAAAGGTTATATAATGAAAATTCTAAATACTATAAATACATTCATTCGAATGATTACAATTAAAATTTGGTTAAAGACTCCAATGGGGAAAAGGTATGCAACCAAATACAAACGAAAAAGAAAAATGGGACTTACTCAATTATTAAAAGGAGAACAAGATGAAAATTGATATCTTGGATAAAGGATACATTGAATTGGTGGATACACTTGGTGATGATTTAACACCAGTGAATGCAGCTCGTGTATCATTCGGTGGTAGAAGTGAAACCTTTGAAGAGAAAGATAGAAAACTATCTAAATTCTTAATCAAACATAAACACTTTTCACCATTCAGACACCAACATTGTATGTTTATAATTAAAGCACCAGAGTTTGTGATGAGACAATGGTATAAGCACGTGGTTGGAATTGAAACAACAAGTTCACACGTTACTAAAGACCATGCTTGGAATGAGATTAGTGGTAGATATGTTCCATATGATGAGTTCTACGAACCAACAGAATTTAGAAAACAATCAGAAGATAACAAACAGGCAAGTGATGGGTTAGTGGAGAATCAAAAGAATGCAAAAAAGGTTTGGGAAATGGGACAGAATGTTGCAATCTCTTGTTACAGACAATTATTAGATATGGGTATGGCAAAAGAACAAGCCAGAAGTATCTTACCACTTACAGTCTATACAAAAGTTTGGTGGACAGCATCATTTCAAAGTATTATGAACTTTATAGAACTACGAGATGAGGCAACATCTCAAGTTGAAATACAAGAATATGCCAGAGGATTAAAAGAGATAATGTTAAAAACATTTCCTGAAACAACAAAATTATGGAGTGAGATTTATTTAGAAAAATGAGTATCAATGGTTGGATAATACATAAAAAAGAATTAGGAGAAAACCACGAAGTCGAACGATTGGTTGAAGAATTTAACAAACAACATATTAAGATTCGTGTAGTGAATCCACAAGATGTTGATATATTTGTAAATCGTGATGATAGAAAATCTATCATTGTCGAGGGGAAACAAGTTCCATTACCAGATTTCGTTTTACCGAGAACCGGTAGTGGAACGACTTATTTTATCAAAGCAATCATCAGACACTTAGAAAGATTGGGTGTTACTTTGATTAACGGAAGTGATGCGATTGATAATGTTAAAGATAAATTATATTCACAACAAATATTAGGTGGTTCTAATTTACCAGTTCCAAACACAATGTTGGTTAAACACCCGATTGATGTGGACTTGGTAGAAAAGAGTATGCAATATCCTTTGATTATTAAAACACTAAGTGGTAGTTATGGTAGTGGTGTGTTTATGGTTGAGAAGAGAAAACAATTTGTGGACTTGGTCAAAATGGCAGAACTATCTAATTCTTATTACAATATTATTATACAAGAATTTATAAAAGATTCTTTTGGAAAAGATTTGAGAGTATTTGTTATCAATGGTAAAGTCGCTGGGTGTATGATGAGACAATCAATCGACGGAGACTTTCGTGCCAACTTAACTCGTGGTGGAGAAGCAATCCCTTATCAGATTGACGAAGACATTGAGTGGATTGGTGGTGAGTGTGCCAGACTTTTAGATTTGGATATAGCAGGTGTAGACTTGTTGTTCCACGAAGATAAATATATGATTTGTGAGGTAAATTCAGCACCAGGTTTTGAAGGTATGGAAAAATATACCAAGATAAACATCGCAGAAAAAATAGTTAATTTTGTAAAATACAAATTAGGTTAAATGGTTATAGTAAATTCGAAAGAGAAGTGGGAT